ATTAGATGTATCACGCCCAACTTCTTCAACGTCTACAACATCTTTATATGTGTACGTCTTGCGACCATCTGTAATCTTAACAGTCATCGGTCCACCTTTAGTAAAGTGTGTGATGCCTGCAATCATCGTATCTTCGTTATCAAGACCTGCTGACTTCTTACCTTGCTTAGATGCTGGTCGTGCTTTGATCGTATAGATACCAACTACAACTGCTCCAACAGAAGATGCACCTTTATCGGGATCATAGACTGCATTCAAGTCTTTCATCTCTTTAGTAATCTTCTCTAAAGCGTCAACTCGGTTAGTGTCAATCAGAACACTTATAGTACGAGAGGACTCACGCTTTAAATTCTTGAAACCCATTTGCTTCAAGCGATTTTCCATCTCATCAGTTGTCATTGATGCTTCATTGATGAATTGAGCAAATGTGATTGCCATTGTACTACCTATCCTAAGTTAACAACTATATTTATATAATACAAAAAAAGAGCGCCGAAGCGCCCTTTGATCTCGTACTACTTAGCCATTCTTGCTATCTCTATAGCTTGTTCTTGGTTTGTAATAGGTACTGCGTTTGACTTATGCATGGTGGCGATTCCAACGATGTAGTCTCCTGTGTAGACTTGTCGCTCTTTTCGTCTTCCTGCTTGCGGAATTCCATGAACTGGGCTCTTCGTCTGGCTTGGTATCGTATTCTGTTTGTGAATTGTTGGCGACGGTGCATATGGTACAAATTCCTTTTTCTTAAGTTTGGACTTACCACTTATATATGTAACGTATTCGTCTAACGTTTCAAACTGACATGAATGCATTGCCTTGCGGCGCATATCTTTATTATATCTACGCCACTCTGACTCAACTTCTTTTAATCGATTAGCACTCAGACCTTTCTTACGCTTCTTTGTATTGAGACTAGACATGCCTCGTACAAGATGCATAGTCATTACATACGACCTGAAGTCACTTGAGCGACACCTTGTTCGCTGTACTGGGCGTGAACGGCACGTGATTGCTCTTGCGTCAATCCCTCGTAGCGTTCTTTTTCACCTGTTGCAAAATTCATAATTGCTTCAACATACCACATTATATAGTCTCCATTTGTTTATAATCAACTAAGTCAAGCAAACGCTCAACTAACTTACGACCATACTCTGTGAACAAGATACCTTGATTCCAAACCCAGTGTTCAACACACTGACCAGAGTAAAAGTCTTCACCTTGAAGTAACCACCGAAGAGCAGTTTCTTCATCTTTAGCGCCCATCGCAATCGTGTCTTGGACTAATGCTTTGAACTCAGCGAGATCAGCTTGCTTCTCTGCCTCACGCTCAATAACAGCTTGATCTAGGGCTTTACACGTGTGATCCCACATCTCCTGACGCTCTGCATCAGTTGTATCTTCGTCATAGAACGCATGATGTCTAGGACGAAAGCCATAAGTGTCTTTGTATAGATCAGAAAAGATATCTGCTTCAAATGTGTACTGTGTCATAGCGAATCGCTCCTTGTCATTGTTAGTATACTATACTACGATCAAATGCATTTGTCAAGGTTTATTTTGGTATATATCGTAAATAAAAGAGTATGGCGCACCACTCAGTTTTTGAGCAGTGTACAGCATATGTTCTTCATCAGGCTCTTCTAAAGCACCCTCAAGAATGTGGGCTTCAGCTAGAGCTTCTTCAATCATTTCCTTAGTGCTTTTCTCTACCACAATACACCTCTTTGATAGTTTTAAGTTTCTGTTCTGTTCGATTAGGATACTCGCCTGTATACTTTGCGTACCGTAAGTCATCGTGGCTTAAGTAGTCTTTATACTCATGTTCAATTGCATCCCAGTTTTCAATTATAGCTTTCGATAGCCTCTCTAGTCTTAGATCAGTTAAGATCGGATCATTATGACTATTGCCATATGATCCTAAGATGTACCAAGGTACCGATGTACTTACGTCATCATCAACATTATCAAGGCAAGCCTTATCGATTGCCATTAGATTTTGATGTTCCAATAGTTAGCCTTTCTTGCTATTACCAGGTAATGCTTATTTATTCAATATAAACTAAGTTGAGGCGTTTGTCAAGCACTTTTTACCAAAAAAATAAAATAAATTTATATTTAATCGATATTAAGATATTTTTTTGTATAAATAAGCATGGGTGCGTGTAGTACGTGAAAACAACGTAAGAGGCAAGTGTTTGAGTAATCAATCAACAGGAACAGCAGGTGTCACATCAAGTATGTCCGTGGGGTTCGGACCTGCCACGTATCAAGTTAAGAAATAAGGCAATTGGTTGAAAAAATCAGTTGCCTTTTTTCTTGGCTTGTCGAATCCCTAAGCAAAAGAATGCAGGGGTCAGTCCATTGAAACCTGAGCCTAAATTAAGACCCCTACACACAGCCCTAGCTTCTTTCTGACATTCATAAATGCCTACTGTAAACTTAGTAGCTTTTTCTACGATTTGATTATTTCTCTTGCTTGGTACTACACTGTAACTCACTATTTGAACCCTTCAAACTTTGGTTTGTTCTTCTTGCGAAAATTAACTACACCACCAAAGTCATCACGTTCAGAGTTTACTCGTTCACCAACTGCACCACGATCCATTGTAGGTCTATCATCTACTAGGTCGTCTTGTGCATCTTCTTCTGCATCAAACAAACGCATCTTTGATCTGTCGATACCTACTACAAATCGTTTGAGATAGTTAGTATCACCCCATCGATTTTTCAGTTGCTTGATGAGTAGTTGACCTAGACCTTCTAACTCTTCAGTAGATATCAAACCAAACATAAAGTCGGCAGTAGCGGGTAGACCGAAACTCTCAGAGGTGTCTTCGAGATTTAAGTCTGAACTGCTATAACCAGTTCTTGTAGTTTGGGTTGCAGACATGATAGGAATATTAAACTCTACAGCAAGACCACGTAGCTCTTCAGCAATGGCTTTGATAAGTGTGTATGAATTTACATTCGCACCATATTTCATGCGAGAACTTGTACAGATGTTTAGATAGTCGATATAGACTACATCAGGCGTGAAGTTCTTCTTTAGGCGTAGTTCATTAAGAAGATGGCGGAAGTGCGCTGATCCAGCACTAGCAGTTGGGTATTCCTTGACAATGAGTTTGCCTGTTGTTTTAGCCTTAACTCTATCAAGCCGTTTGACATAGACATCTTTAGGAACATCTTTCAGTTCATCAATTGTCAGGTCAAGAAGATTAGCATCGATTCGCTCTGCAATTCGTTCTTCCGCCATCTCCATTGTTATATATAAAACATTCAATCCCTGCATCATGTTAGCCGCCGCACAATGGGTCATGAATAAAGTCTTACCCACACCTGTACCTGCGAGTGCAATACTCAGAGATTTACGAGACAACCCACCCTTAGTGATCTTGTTAAACAACTCAAGATCGAAAGGTATCTTGTCTTCTTTTGTGTGATAGAACTGATATCGATCTTCAGCATTCTCTACGAAGTCGTGACCAATGTTACTATCAAAAGATACGCCTAAAGCACCAGACAGAAGTTCTGGAATAGAACCCTTGTCTAGGTCTTTGTGTTTACCATCTAGAACTAGAATGGATTCACGTACAGCATTATAGATTGCTTTGTCTTGACAGAACTTTTCAGTCTTGTCTACAAGCCAATCTAAATCAGTCTTTTCATCATACTTGATATCATCAATGATGTTATTGACTTGTTTGAACATCTCTTCATTGAGGTTGTCTTTCTCACCAACCGCAATACGCAAGGCTTCTGCTGTGGGAAGCCCATTGTATTTGTCAATATACATTGCGATCTCTGAATAGACGATCTTATCACTTTGCTGATCAAAGTATTCGTCTTTCAAAAAGGGCAACACTTGTCGGGCATAATCTTCATTGAAGACTAGCCCAGATAGAATTGTGTTCTCAATCATTACTCACCTACTGCTTGGTCGATTTCCTCTTGTACCTCTTTGTCAGTTTCATCTTCTGACATAAGAGCCGTTCCACCTACAGTATAACGGGTTTTGATTGATTCTGCAAGCTTTGTTTTGGTAAACATCATTTTCCAAAACTCTGAGTTTGAATTGATATCTTTCGCTCTCATTAGTTTGTCACTTAGCACTTCACCAGTCTCTGGATCTATCGCTTCGTACCAACCAACTTTAGGCTTAGTAATATAACCCAACTTCTCACTAATGTCAAGTAACCCTGACCACTTACTGATACCACCTTCGAAGGTCACAGTCACAGGTATCTTAGACTTCTCACGTACATGTCGAGACTTCTCAATATTAATGATGAAGTGATACCCTTCAATCTCTTGACCAACTTTCTCTTGTTGACGACCAATGATCCAGATAGCATCGGCAGAATAGTATGCACCAGTACCACCAGATACGATATCTTTCGGGAACAAACCAATCTCTTTGTAAGTGTGATTGACTGCTACGAGTGGAATATCTTTCAAGTTCAAGTGTGGTGTAATCATTCTGAACAAAGACTTCATTTGCTTTGCACGTGACATATCAGCAACAGACTTACCATCCATCGCATCAGTAACTTCTTTCTTAGATGCAAGGTTACCAATCGAGTCAATAAGAATTACAACTTTATCTTTCTTATCGATACCGTCAAGTTGCTTCATAATATCAAACTTCAACTCTTCGACATCAGTGATAGGCGTATGTACAACACGTGCCATATCAATACCGAAACTTTCGAAGTAAGACTGTGGTGTACCAAACTCACTATCATAGAACAAGATAACTGAGTCATCATACTTCTTCTGATATGCGGCAGCCATCATTAGCGCAAACGCAGACTTAAAGTGTTTTGATGGACCAGCAAGCATTAGCAAGCCAGGTGTTAGACCACCATCGACACGACCAGACAATGCTACGTTCACCATTGGTACTGGTGTTGTAGCCATATCTTTCTTACCAAAGACTTTCGAATCCATGATAGGAGCCGTCAGCTTGCTGGTAGAGTTCTTCATAAGTTTTTCAATTAACGACATTCATTTCTCCATTACATAGTTAATAGTTGGTATAATATCACTTTCCACGGTAAATGTCAAGTAATTTCGACTCAAATAATTCAATTTTTGCTGTGCGATCAGGCCATAAGATATACTCTTTCTCAGGGTTCGCTTTCAAGTTGTTTAACAGAGGCATGATAGCATTGTATAGCTTATCAAGTTGCTCTTGTGTTGTCTCCGCTGTCGAAGAGACTTGTGTGATTGTCGATTTGGCTTCTTGTACTGCGCTCAGTTCATCTTCGTCTACAGCCGTAAAACCAAAGTCAAATATATCGTCCATATTAGTCCTCTCTTTGACCGTTGCCCCAATCTACTACGACAGGGAAACGGGGTATGCCGTCTGGCGTTGGGGTGAAATACCTCAACGTAGCCCAGTCGGGTGTGTTGTTACTTTCATATAATATTTTCATTGTTTCTTGGTTGCCACGTACACCAGCACCAAATTGAGTTCCGTCACGCAGTTCTAATATAAATCTCTTGACATATCCTGCCCAGTTGCCTTGACCTTGCTCAGTACGAATGACTTTAAACTCATCAGATAGGAACTCTTTTCGCTTCATCAGATACTTAGAACGTTTGTTCTGGTATTTACTATTTAGTCTAATCATTTGCCCTTCATAGCCTTCTGCAAGATATTCTCCGTTGAGAAAGTCTAACTTCTGCATAGATGATACACGATCAGTCTTAACAGTAATCACTGGGTCTTCTAACTTAAGCTTCACCAGTGCGTCATATCGTTCATTAAAGTTACTGTCTACAAAGTAATCATACACATGATACT